CGGGGACGTCTCGCAAAGAAGATCATAGAGCCACCTGTCGGATCAGACTATAAGACCGTATCCGGCGAACTGCATACAGTCATGAAAGAACTGATAGAGCCCGAATTTGACGGGCTCTTTGTTGTGTCACAGGAAGATACCGGGGTGACTGTCAGCAATTATCAGTTTGATCGATACTGCACCTTATACGATGGTATTGTGAAGATGTTGAAAAGCAAAGGGTACCGGTTGCAATTATCATTCCGCCGGGAACAGAACGAGCTGGGATATCTCTATATTGAAGCAGTTCCGATCGTGGATTACTCGAACCGAGTCGAGCTGTCCAAAGACTGCAAGCTTAACTATACGATGGATGATAAGCGCGATGGCGTGAATCACCTGATCGTGACAGGAAAAGGAGAATTACAGGACCGAAATATCCTGCATCTGTATGTACAGGAGAATGGTGAGATCGGGACGAAGAAGCATTACACCGGACTCCAGGAGATTGCAGAAGTTTATGAAAATACTTCGACAGAAACGGATGAGCTTATGTCCGCCGCAGAAGATCGGCTTCGATCCTTGGCAGGGAAGAAGACGTTCAAAATGGATGTCGCAAAACTCGGGATAGATGTGGGTATCGGTGATATTGTAGGCGGCAGGGATTATCTGACAGGATTATATATGGCGAAACCGGTGGAAAATATCGTTTACGAGATTATAAACGACGTTGAGTCAAAAACATATAAATTGGAAGGAGACGGCGAAGAATGAAAATAATGACAGGAAAAGCAGGAACACCACATGTTACCGCGCAGCAGTTTCGACAGTTCGTGGAGGGCACTGTGGGGCAGGAAAGTTATATTTTGACAAGCGGGGATCTCTTAGAGCCGGAACTTGTATCGAACAACAGCCTCAAAATCCGAAGCGGAATTATGAGTCACCACGGTAATTTATCTACGGTGGATTTAGGTACATACGACACAGTTACAATCAGAAATGGATCACAGGGAATGAAGCGAATTGATCTCGTTGTGAACAGGTATACCAAAAACAATGAGACCGGGATTGAGAAAAATGAGTGGATTGTAATTATGGGAAATCCGACATCAGGATCCCCGTCAGTGCCGACATATACGCAAGGAAATTTACAGGAGGGGGATCTCGTTGACGATTGTCCGGTGTTTGAAGTGCACTTGAGCGGGATTAATGTAACAGATGTAAAGAAGATGTTAAAGGTTGTGCCATCAATCCCTACGATAAATAAAGATTTGTCGGAGTTACAGTTGTATCACGATAAAAAGACGCTCACACCGACTGATCTCGGATTGAACACTGGGATTTGGAGAGTAATAGCAAACAACTCTTACAAGATTGGTAACGCAATACATCTGAATATGGAAATCTACACAACCTCTATAATTGTTGCAAATAATGTGTACAACAATGCTTTTACGATACCGTCACAGTACCGACCGTTAATTGATACTGCTGTCAATGTAACTGCATCAGATGGAGCGTATAAAAATCCAGTTGCCTGTACCTCTTTAGCAAAAGCAAACGGCAATCTGTTTTTCTGCATCCCAAAAGCTACAAATAATTACCTTTTTATCGACGCTGAGTGGGAAATTAAATAACGCTTATCACTTCCATGTTCCACGCACATAATAGGATAAAGTAAAGCTGGCTTTCCCCCATGATGTTGCGGCGAGCACATGGTATTTAAAACCGGATTTGAAATTGTCGGAAGATCCATAAACATTTCCCCAAATAGCTCCACCACCTCCGATTGACAAAACTGGACGGCATGAAGTTTTGGATGCGACGGGATATTTAACGGGAAACTCGATCGACTGATAGATATTCCCAGCTTTTGCATCGATCGCGCAAGTTAAATTTGAGTCAAACCACATTTCGAGCGTTCCGTCATTCCACTTACGATATTTCCCATTGGGATTGTTACCTTCCTCGACAATGTAGTTTTTAGTTTTCAATGCCTTATCACGTAACTCCGACAAACATTTATTTTCCCAAAAGATTAAGAAAGGATTGATTTTTATGAAGCTTATTTTTAATGATGCAACCGAGATTATTGTTCAGCAGGTTGAATCCCACGGGGATTATCTGCGAATTCTGACGGTTGGAAATACTCCGGAACAGTTAAAGGTGCTGTTTACTGACCCTAGTCGGACAGCCCGCATGATTGTACAAGAGCGAGGGCAGACGATTGCGACCTACAAAGGTTATACGGCATACGATCACGCGGAAATCTACACAGGACAGATCTATGGAGTGGTGTTATACAAGGAGGGGACAACGACCGAGGAACGTCTCACCAATGTCGAGGATGCTGTTAACCAGACAAACACAGGTCTGCAAATGGCAATCGCGGAGTTGACAACAGTGATCGCTACGCTTGCGACTTCAGCAGCGGGGACGCCGCAAGATATAGAGGGAGGTGAAGCAGATGTTTAATGAAAACAGCGTTATTGTAAAAACGTGGGTAAGCCTTGTCCTCGCCGGTACATATACCAGGGAGCAGGTCCCAGGTTTAAGCAATCTTCGGGATGTGGTGTATCAAGTGCTTGATGGAACGAAAGGAGAATAATCATGACATTTACAAAAAACAGTATTTTAGTAAAAACTTGGGTAAGTTTAGTGGTTTCCGGAGTATTTACATTCGATCAGGTCCCAAACCTGTTTAATCTCCGGGCGGTAGTGATCGAGATTACAAACGACCTGGCAGGAGAGTGAGAATGGCGGTAGTATAAATGTATCATAAGAGACATGACCACATAGAAATCAGAGCAAGACCGTAACAGGTCTTTATTTTTATGCGCTAAACAGACAAGAAAGGAAAGTGAGGTAAGGAATATGAAATATGCAGAAGCAATTATTGACGGATACAATGCGATTGCAGGAGCGATTGTGGCGGTGTTGTCCTACATATTAGGAGAGCACTGGATCTTATTTGCAGCCTTTTTGCTACTTAATGTAGCAGACTGGATAACCGGGTGGATGAAGAGCAAGATGGCCAACAAAGAAAACTCTGTCAGAGGCTGGAAAGGCGTCCTTAAGAAGTTGGGGTACTGGCTTATGATTATGGTTGCGTTTGGGGCATCGGCAATCTTTATCGAGATCGGTAAGGCGATCGGTGTAGATTTAGGGATCACTACATTGCTTGGATGGTTCGTACTGGCCAGCTTGCTTATAAATGAGATTCGCTCGATTTTGGAAAATTTCGTAGAAGCTGGATTTAACGTGCCGATTATATTGATTAAAGGTTTAGAGGTTGCAGACAAGGTCGTAAATAAAGATGGAGATTCAGAGGGCGAGTGATCGTCCTCTTTTGCGCCGGTGCAAATGCCGGAAGAAAGGAGAAGAACATGAGTATTTGTAGAGGAGTAGCAGGACTTAGAGGTGGAAATCCGAGAGGAATTTTTATTCACAACGATGCAGGATCACAAAATGCAAATGCAGCGTTTTACAGAAAATGGCTGCAAACGCATCCGTTAGAAAACGGATTTGCTCACGCTTATGTAGCTAGTGACGGGATCTTGTATGCGGAAGATGATGCCTACGCAGCATGGCACTGCGGGCAGACAGACGGAAACCGGAACTATTATTCGATCGAGGTCTGTCAGAGTATGGGGGATTTGGAAATCTTTAAGAAAAATGAAGAGAATGCGTTGAAGTTGGCGGCGCAGAAGTGTAAGCAGTACGGTATCGTTCCAAACACGAATACAATCCGGCTGCACAAGGAGGTATTCGCGACAGCGTGCCCGCACAGATCTGTAGAGATTCATGGGGGCACATCTGGCTGTAAAACATATTTTATTAATAAAATCCGTGAGTATATGGGAATGGACAAGTTGCCGGATGCTCCGGTTGTCAGTGGAGGCGGAAGCAGTGCAGCATCCGGTGATCCCGGCATTGTGTTTACTTATGGCGTTATGTTGACCGACGGAACAATCCTGCCCTTTGTGAATAACCTGTCTGATTTTGCAGGACTTCCGGGTCGTACAATCGCCGGTATCGCGATAAAGGTTAATAAAGGTACTGTAAAATACCGCGTGCATGTAAAGGGCAAGGGATGGTTACCTTACGTAACCGGATGTAACTGGTCTGACGCAAACAACGGCTATGCTGGATATCCGGGAGCTGTGATCGATGCCGTAGAGGTATATTATGATACTCCGGCGGATATTGTTGCAAAATATGGTTATCAAAAAGCGCAGTACAGAGTTGCTCCGATTGGCGGCGGTTACTATCCGTGGCAATTCGACAATGAAGTAGGAAACGGGCAGGACGGATATGCCGGATGTTTCGGCATTGCGCTTGATAAATTCCAGTTATATTAAAAATATTCCCATATTCTATTTTTATAAGCTTATTCATAGCTCTTATTGCA